GCCGTCATGGGGACCGAGAGCGGCCGGGCCGTGATGCGCGGCGTGATCGGCATCGGCGACCTCATGAGCGATGGCTATGTGCAGGGCGGCCCCGAGTCCGCGCGCCACCAGGACTACCTGGCCGGCAAGCGCGCCGTGTCCGTGCAGGTCCTCGAGCAGATCAACACCGTCTGCCCCGCGCTGGGCGAACTGATGCTGCGCGAAGGCCACGAGGCCGAGAAGCGCGAACGCGAGGAGGCGGACGCCGCCGACCTCGCTCCCACCACCGAACCGGAGAACACCGATGGCTGAGCAAGCCGATCTCGCCCTGGGCGATGCCCCGAAAGCCGACGCGCCGGTTGCCGATGCCCCGAAGGTGGAGGCACCTGCGGCCGACGTGAAGGCCGATGCGCCCAAGGCAGACGCCCCCAAGGCGGACGCGCCGGCGCTCGACAAGGACGGCAAGGAGATCAAGGCCGACGCCCCGAAGGCCGACGACGCGCCCGCCGACTACACCGCCCTGAAGCTGCCCGAGGGCTACAAGACCGACGACCCGGCGTTCGCCGAGGCGGTCAAGCTGTTCGGCACCGAGAAGATCGCGCCCGAGGTTGCCCAGAAGCTCCTCGACTTCACCGTCGAGCGCGACAAGGCGCTGGGCAAGGCCATCGCCGACAACAACGCCGCCGCCTTCGCCAAGACCCGCAGCGAGTGGAAGGCCGAGGCCGCCAAGACCCATTCCGCCGAAGACCTCGGCGTCGCCAAGACGGCGCTCGCCAACATCTACGACGCAAAGACCCTCGCGTTCCTCGAATCGTGGGGGCTCACCGATCATCCCGGCTTCATCGCCGGGGCCGTGAAAATCGGCAAGGCGATCAAGGACGACACGTTCGTGGGCGGCAATGCCGCACTCGGGAACGGCGGACGCGACGCGAAGTCCCTCTACCCGAACAGCAACATGAACTGAAGGATCAACGACAATGGCAACCCTTACGTCCACCAACCCGACCCTGGCCGATTGGGCCAAGGTCCTCGATCCCGACGGCAGCACCGCCCAGGTGATCGAGCTTCTCAACCAGATGAACGAGATCACCGAGGACATGACCTGGGTCGAGGGCAATCTGCCCACCGGCCACCGGTCCAGCGTTCGGACCTCGCTGCCGCAGGGCACCTGGCGCCGCTTCAACGAAGGCGTCGCGCCGACCAAGAGCACCAGCACGCAGATCACCGACGCCTGCGGCATGCTGGAGACCTACTCCGAGATCGACAAGGCGCTGGCCGACCTCAACGGCAACACGGCGGCTTACCGGCTCCAGGAGGATCGCGCCTTCCTCGAAGGCCTGACGCAGCAGCTCGCGGGCACGCTGTTCTACGGCAACACCTCGACCAACCCCGAGCGCTTCATGGGCCTGGCGGCACGCTACAACACGACCAGCACGGCCACGTCGCAGACGGCGAACAACGTCCTCGTGGGCGGCGGCGCCGGCTCGGACAACACCTCGATCTGGCTGGTGGGCTGGGGCGACCTCTCCTGCCACGGCATCTTCCCCAAGGGCAGCAAGGCTGGCCTGACGATGCAGGATCTCGGCGAGCAGACCATCCTCGACGCGCTCGGCACCCGCTACCAGGGCTATCGTACGCGCTACAAGTGGGACGCGGGCCTGACCGTGCGCGACTGGCGCTATGTCGTGCGCATCCCGAACATCGACGTGTCGGACCTCGCGGGCGCCAGCCCGGCCGACCTGCCCAAGCTGATGATGCGCGCCATGGCCCGCATCCCGAACCTCAAGATGTGCCGGCCCGCCTGGTACATGAACCGCACCACCAAGCAGTGGCTGGACATCCAGCGCAGCATGGGCCCGGGCACCAGCACCACCCAGACGACGAACTCGAACGTCCGCCGCACGCTCGACCAGAGCGACGGCCGCTTCTTCTCCGACTTCGGCGGTATCCCCATCCGCATTTGCGACCAGATCACGCTGGCCGAAACGCTCGTCTCGTAACGGCAACAGCACAGGAAAGGAACTCAACGCCATGATGTACGACAAGAACAACACCTTCGGCACCGGCCAGGCCGTCACGGCCACGGCGGCCTCCACCGACGTGATCGACACCGATGTGGCGGGCCGCCGCATCGGCGACGGCGAGCCGCTGTTCGTCATTGTGTCCGTGACCGAGGCGGCAACGTCCGCCGGCTCGACCACGGTCGATTTCGCGCTTCAGGACTCGGCCGACAACAGCACGTTCGCCGACACCGCCGTGAAGGTCTCGGCGGTGCCGAAGGCCACGCTGGTCGTTGGGTACGAGGTCATGAAGACCGCGATCCCGTTCGGCCTGCGCCGCTATCTGCGCATGAACTACACCGTGAACACGGCCAACCTGACGGCCGGCAAGTTCACGGCGTTCGTCGCCGACGACGTGCAGGCGAACAACGCCTTCGCGCCTGGCTACACCGTCAGCTAACGGAGACTGCGATCATGGCAAAAGCACAAGCACGAGAGATGTGCGACGGCGGACTCTACGAAGTCGTCGACCATCCGTTCTACGACGGGGTGCAGCTTCATCCCGTCGGCACGCAGATCAATTGGGCCGGTCCGCCCAGCCTCGCGCTGGTCAAGGTCGGTTCCGCCGATATGCGCAAGAGCGTGACCGAGGCCCCGATCTTCCCCGACCCGCTCGCGGGCCGCGGCGACAAGGCCAAGGTCGTCCCGGGCAAGGCGCTCGAGCCGGTCGTTCTCGTCCAGTGACCGTTACCGGGGCCGGTTCTTCGGGATCGGCCCCGGCACTCTTTTCAGGGAGCGCCGAATGGCAAGCATGGAATTGACGGCCGAGCACGCGGACGAAGAGGGCGCCGAGATGCCCGAATACCGCTCGCGCTGGGCGGTGTCGCAGCTCTACCTCGGCGACGAGGCCCTGACGGCGCTCGGCATCAAGGAGCCGCTGAAGCCCGGCACGATGGTGGCCATCAACTGCGTCGCCAAAGTCGTCTCGGCCGAGCTGCGCGAAGACCATGAAGGCGAGAGCGAGAACTGCATGTCGGTCCAGATCACGGACATGGACCTCGCCCCGCAGGCCCGGACGGTCGACGCGAAGGCCATGTATCCGAACTCGAAGATGGAGGGCTGAGCATGGATATCAGCTATCAGAATTCCGACGCGAACCGCACCGGCATCCCGGTCTCGCTCGCCCGGCCGCTGCCGGTGGTTGTGGCGCCGCTGACCTCCGGCGGCCCGACGGGCATTCGCGTCCAGTCCGCCGCGAGCACGAACGCCACCAGCGTCAAGGCCAGCGCCGGCCAGATCTACACCATCGCGCTCACCAACAACTCCACGATCGCGTTCCTGAAGCTCTACAACAAGGCCTCGGCGCCGACCGTCGGTACGGACACGCCGATCGCCACCTACGCCATTCCCGCCAACGGCGTGCTGGCGCTGAGCTTCAACGGCAAGAGCTTCGCGCTGGGCATCGCCTACGCCATCACCAACCTGGTGGCCGACGCCGACACGACGGCGGTTGCCGCGAACCAGATCACCGGGTCGATCGAGTACGCATAAGAGGCCCGCTTTCAAAAGCGTGGAAATGAACAGGGTGCACGGATGATCTCTTTGATGCTGGCCATCGTCTACCTGGGCTGCGGCGTCGTGTATCTGACGCCGGGTGTCCTGCCCACGGCAGCCGTGCCGGCGGTCAAGTGGTCTCGCCATGCCGTGGGGGCCGGGATGCTCATGGTGGGCGTTGCCATGGCCGAGGCGTGGTGGGGCCAGCACGCGGCGCAACCGCTGCTTCATCTGGGCCTGGCGGTGATTGGGATCGGCCTTGCGGCAACGCTGGTCACGATCTTGAGGCAGCCATGTCCGCCGAAAGCGTAGGCCGTGGACGGCTTCAAGCTGGCGATCGAGGCGCTTTCGGGCTTGGGAGCAGCCGGGCCGATCGTGGGGCTGCTGGTGTGGTTGTTCTGGCAGGAGAGGGTGGAGCGCAAGGAGCTGACTGGGAAGCTCATCGAGCAGACGGCGAAGGGCATCGAGGCGGAGAACGAGATGTCCAAGGCGCTGAACGCACTGGCCGGGAAGCTGGAGAAATGAATTGGTGGAAGCGTAAGCCGAGCCCCGAGAAACAGGCCGTGGATGCGGAATCGCAGAAGCTGGACGTCGCCCGCTACGAGCGCCAGGGCGCACTGCAGCGGCTCATGCGAGCCATCGAGGAGTCCCCGCTGGAGAGGGCGCTGCTGGGCCTGACGGACGACCTGTCGAACCACAAGAAGAACGGTCACTGATGCTGCACTTCATCGCCCTTCACCTGTCCGCCATCCTCGGGTTTCTCAGCGTCGAGGCGGTGCTGGTGGCCGTGTTCCGGCTGGCCTCGCTGGGCCGCAACGGAGACGGCAACGGAAACGGCAGCGAGGCTCCGCTGCCGCTGGGAAATGTCCGGGCGGGGGTGCTGCTGGCCTTTGCCGTGTATCTGACCGGCGCTTCGATTCGCGAGGCGGTGGTCCTGATGTCGGGCATTGGCGTATGGGGCGACCAGTCGATCATGTGGTCGGCCGGAGCGCGGGTGCTTCAGATCATCGGGGCCTGCCTGTTTGTCGGTGCGGCGACCTATCGTCAGTGCGGGCACTGGGTGTGGGGCACCGTCCTGGTGGCGGCGGTCCTGTTCTCGACGGTGGCGGCATGATCACCGAGACGCAGTTACGCCAAATGATGCCGAATGCCGGCGCCCGCCTCGATGCGCACTGGCCGTTCATCGTGCCGGCGCTGAAGGCGGACAAGATCGACACGCCTGCCCGGATTGCGGCCTTCCTCGCCCAGCTCGCGCACGAGTCGGGCGAGTATCGCGACATGGAGGAAATCTGGGGGCCGACCGAGGCGCAGCTTGGCTACGAGGGCCGCGCCGACCTCGGCAACACCGAGCCCGGCGACGGCCGAAAGTTTGCAGGCGTCGGCCCAATCCAGAACACCGGCCGCCACAACATCACCGCCTGCGGCCTGTACCTCGGCATCGACACTGCTGCCGACCCTAAGAAGCTGACGCTCCCGCAGTACGCCACGGCGTCAGCCTGCTGGTTCTGGACGATCGGCAACAAGAAGATCGACCTGAACATTCTGGCCGACCGCGACTGGTTCAAGGCCATCACCCGCATCATCAATGGTGGCCTGAACGGCCTCAGCGACCGCCGCATGTACTGGGACCGCAACCGCGCGCTGCTCGGCTTGCCGTTCGTCGACCTCGACGGCGAGACCGACAGGATCGCCACCTTCCAGCGCGAGCACGGCCTGTTTGCCGACGGCATTGTCGGCCCCCGCACGTTGGCCAAGCTGAAGGAGACAACCTGATGCCGTTCCTTCCCCTCATTCTCGGCCTCGCGCCCACCGTCGCCTCTTGGATCATGGGCGACAAGACCGGCGCCGCCATTTCCAAGGTGACAGGGATTGCGAGAGAGATCCTCGGCACCGACGACGCCAACGGGATCGAGAAGGCTATCGCGGCCGATCCGAACCTCGCGCTTCAATTTAAGATGGCCGTCATCCAGGCGGAAGCCGATGCCCGCCGGCAGGAATTCGAGACCATGCGCGCCCAGCTCGCCGACGTGCAGAGCGCCCGCGACCAGACCGTGAAGCTGGCGCAGGCCGGCAGCGCGATCGCCTGGGCGGCGCCCATCGTGTCCATCCTGTCCGTCGGGGTCTTCGGCGGCATGATCTACATGCTGTTCACCGGCACGGTCCCGACCGAGCTTCGGGACGCGCTGATGATCCTCGTCGGCACGTCGGGCAGCGGCTACACCGCCGTGCTCGGCTACTGGCTCGGCAGCTCGAGCGGCTCGGCACAGAAGACGGCGGCGCTGGAGAAGGCCGCCATGGTGGGCCGCTGACATGCCCACCGACGCCGACATCGGCAACATGGCGCTCAGCCGGCTGGGCACCCGCGCCACCATCACGTCTCTCACCGAGAACTCGACCGAGGCCCGGGTGCTCAACACCTGGTATTCCACGGTCCGCGACGACCTGCTGGGCATGATCGACTGGAACTTCGCCCGCGTGCGCCAGTTGCTGGCCGCCTCGGGCACGCCGCCCGCCCGCTGGGCCTACAGCTACGCCTACCCGTCCGACGCGCTGAAGGTCTGGCAGATCGATCTCGGCACGACGATCTGGTACGCGGGCGAGCCGATGGCGTTGTTCGAGATCGCCTCGGATGGCACGAACCAGCTCCTCTACACCAACGAAAGCACGGTCACGGCCGTGTTCTCGCAGCGCGTCACCGATCCCAACCGCTTCAGCGCCGCCTTCGTGCTGGCCTTCGCCGACCAGCTCGCCGCCCGCGTGGTCTATCCCATCACCCAGAAGTCCGATCTCGCATCGGCGCTGCAACGTGTCGCCCGGGACGGACTCGAGCAGGCGATGTGCGACGCGGCCAACGAGCAGGTCACCAACGACCGCGAGCGCAACGCCGAGAGCATCACCGTGCGCGGCTTCGACTACACCCTCGACGACTACAGGCGGTCCATCTGATGCCGACGCCGGTCGTCCTGCCGAGCTTCGCCGCCGGGGAAATCTCTCCCGCGCTGCACGGAAGAGTCGATCTGGCCAAGTACCAGGTGGGCCTCGCCACCTGCCTCAACTGGTTCATTCATCCGTTCGGCGGCGCCAGCACCCGGGCCGGGACCGCCTTCGTGGGCGAGGTCTTCGACTCGACGGCCCGCTCGCGCCTGATCCCGTTCGCCTTCTCGACCACGCAGACCTACGTGCTGGAATTCGCCAACCTCAAGATGCGGGTCATCAAGGACGGCGGCTACGTGCTCGAGGCCGCCTCGACCATCACCGGCATCACGCTGGCCAATCCCGGCGTGGTCACGACCGCGGCGCCGCACGGCTACACCACCGGAGACCACATCTGGCTGGAGGGCATCTCCGGCACGACGCAGCTCAACCGCCGGCGCGTCACCATCACCTCGACGGGCGCCAACACCTTCTCGATCGGCATCGACACCACCGCCTATTCCTCGTGGACCTCCGGCGGCACGTCGGCGCGCTTCTACACCGTCACCACGCCCTACGTGACCGCCGACCTCGCGCTGCTGAAGTACGTGCAGAGCGCCGACACCATGACGCTGACGCACCCGAGCTACGCGCCGCGCAACCTGACCCGCACCGGCCACACGGCCTGGACGCTGACCTCGATCACCTACGCCCCGACGCAGGCCGCCCCGACGGCGCTCGTCTCGTCTTCGCCGGGTGCCGGCTTCTCCTATGTCGTGTCCGCCGTCAGCGACGAGACTGGCGAGGAGAGCGTCGCATCGTCGGCCGTCGTGGCCACGACCCAGACCTCGACCATCACCTGGACCGACGCGGCGGGGGCCACCACGGCCAACGTCTACAAGCTGAAGAACGGTATCTACGGCTTCATCGGCCGGGCCGGTCTGGGCGCCACCGGCTTCACCGACGCCACGATCGCGCCCGACACGTCCGACACGCCGCCGCAGAGCAACAACCCGTTCAACGCGGCCACCAAGTATCCGGGCTGCGCCACCTATCACGACGGCCGCCAGTGGTATGCCCGCACCGATGCCAAACCGCAGACCCTGTTTGCGTCGGTCTCGGCCTCGTTCAACAACCTGAACACGTCGAGCCCGACCAAGGATTCGGACGCCATCACCCGCACCATCGCCAGCCGCGAGGTCAACGAAATCCGCTTCCTGCTCAGCCTCAACTTCCTGCTGGTGTTCACCTCCGGCGCCGTCTGGAAGGCGTGGGCGGGGTCGCAGGCCGACGTGATGACGCCTGCCAACACCAACGTGAAGCCGCAGAGCTACGAGGGCATCGCCCAGATCCCGCCGATCGGCACCGAAAGCTCGGCCCTCTACGTCACGGCCTCGGGCAAGAAGGTCCGCGACGTGGCCTACGACTATGCCTCCGACAGCATCCAGGGCCGCAACCTCTCGATCCTCGCCAGCCACCTGTTCGAGGGCAAGACGATCGAGGAATGGGCCTATGCGCGCGATCCCGACGGCGTGGTCTGGTGCGTGCGCTCCGATGGCGTGGGCCTTGCTTTCACCTACCTGAAGGAACACGACGTCTATGCCTGGGCGCGGATGACGACCTCCGGCACGCTGGAGAGCGTCGCCGCCATCCAGGAGGGCAGCGAGACCATCCTCTATCTCTCGATCGCGCGCACGGTCGGCGGCACGACCAGGCGCTACGTCGAGCGCATGGCCTCCCGCTACTTCAGCGACGTCTATGCCTCGTGGTGCGTCGACAGCGGCTACAGCTACAACGGCTGGAACACCACCACGACCAGCTTCCTCGCGATCACCGGCGCCACCTACAACCAGGGCGACACGGTCACGCTGGCAGCGACGGGCCATACCCCGTTCACCGCGGCATCGGTCGGCAACAAGTACATCCTGCGCAACGGCCAGAACCAGGTCACGGTCACGGTCACGGCCTATTCGACCACCTCCAGCGTCTCGGCCACCCTCGACACCGCGCCGCATACCAGCCTGCAGGCCACGGCGGTCTCCGACTGGGCGCTGGCCACCACCACGCTCTCCGGCCTCTGGCACCTCGAAGGCCGCACCGTGGCGATCCTGGCCGACGGCTCGGTCCAGCCCACCGCTACCGTTGCCAACGGCACGATCACGATCCCCCGCGCCTCGGGCCGCATCCTGGCGGGCCTCGCCTACACCTGCGACCTCGAAACGCTGAACATCGAGAAGGGCGAGCCGACGCTGCAGGGCCGCTACAAGCGGATTTCCGAGGTCGTGCTGCGGGTCAAGGACACCCGGGGCCTCGCCGTGGGGCCGACCAGCGACCGCGTCGTCGACATCAAGGAACGCACGACCGAGCAGCAGGGCTTTCCGACCACGCTCGGCACCGGCGACGAGCGCGTGCTGCTGGATCCGCTGTGGGACAGCAACGGCCGCGTCTTCATCCGGCAGTCGAACCCGCTCCCCGCCACTGTCGTGGCCATCATTCCCCGTCTTGAAGTGGGCGCATAAACCATGGCTCTCAGCACCACGGCCAACAAGGTCATCCACAACGGCAACGCCAGCGCGACGGTGTTCCCGTTCACCTTCCCGATCCCGAGCGCCAGCTACCTGTCGGTGATCTACACCAGCGCGCTCGGGGTCGAGACGACCCTGTCGTCCAGCCTCTACAGCGTGACCGGCATCGGCAGCCTGTCCGGCGGCAGCGTGACCTATCCGCTGTCCGGCAGCCCGATCGCCACCGGCACCAAGCTGACCATCGTGCGCACCGTTCCCTACACGCAGGGCACCGTGCTTTCCAACCAGGGCGGCTACTACCCCGAGGTCGTCGAGGCGCGGCTGGACCTGATCTACATGGCCATGCAGCAGCTCGCCGAGATCGTGGGCCGCTACACCACCTCCAGCATCAGCGACCCGGCGACGGAGCAGAGCAATTATGCCCTGATTCAGACGCTGCAGACGTTCCAGACCGGCATCGACAAGCTGACCACAGCCGGCGACTCGCTGACGCACAACGGCAGCGCGTATGTCCGGCTGGCGAGGGGCGGGGCGTCGCAGTTCCTTGGTGTCTCGGGAACGGCGCTGGCCTGGCGCGACATCATCCTGCCGAAGATGCACATCTACGGGCTCACCTATGCCAACAATGCGGGCGATGCGACCAACGACCTAGATATCGCAGCCGGCGGCTGCATGGACGCGACGAGCGCGCAATGGATACAGGTCGCCGCCCTCACCAAGCAGAGCGACGCCGCCTGGGCGGTCGGCAACGCGGCCGGCGGCCTCGACACCGGCGCGGTGGGCAATAACGACTATTACATCTGGGCGATCCTGCGCAGCGATACCGGCGTCACCGACATCCTCTATTCGCTGTCATCGTCGGCGCCGTCGATGCCGACAAACTACGACTTCAAGCGCCTGATCGGCTGGTTCAAGCGCAGCGGCGGCACCATCGTGGCGTTCAAAACCTACGAGACGGCGGGCGGCGGGATCGGGTTTCGCTGGACCGCGCCGACGCTCGACGTGAACCTCGTCAACACGCTGGACAACAACCGCCGCACCGATGCGATCAAGGTGCCGCTGAATTTTGCGGTGCTGGCAAACTTCACCGCCTCCGCCTTTGACGCGACGACCGGCAGCACTGCGCGCATAACCTGCCCGGACGAAACCAACGCGGCCCCATCCTACAACACCGCCACCATGTCGAACCTCAACTGGACGACAACCTATGTCGGCTTGCGTGATTTCTGGATGCGGACCAGCGCGACGGGGACTATCGCGGCTCGCGTCGAGGCAGCCCTAAACGTCGATTTTTACGGCATCTCGACCATCGGCTTCGAGTGGTCACGGAGGTAGGTATGTTTGTTGCTCGCAAGTCCGACGGAAGCATATCTGGCGCATGGGCGGTGCCCCAGACCGCCCAGCAGCGTGCCGACGGCGAGGACAACAGCCCCGACTGGGTGGCCGACGACGATGCCGAGCTGGTGGCGTTTCTGACCCCAGCGGCAAGCGCCGAAACGCCGCTTGAAACATCCAAGCTCCGCTTCGCCCTGGAACTGAAGGCGCGCGGCATGTGGCCGGCGGTCAATGCCGCCATCGCCGCGAACGAGGACGCCTCCATGTATTGGGACTTCACCGACATCGTGCGGTCCGACAACCAGATGCTTCTGGCGATGGCCAGCCAGTTGAATATCAGCGCGGCCGAGGTGCGCGCCATCATCACCGCCGCCATCGCGCGGCAAGTGTGATGGCGCGCTACAGCCTCCTCCCCGCAACCGAGGCCGACGCCCGCGAACTGGCGCCGCTGCTGCGCGCGCCCGATCGTGCCGAGGTGCTGGCGCTGGGCGTCGAGCCGGTCGAGGGCCTGCTGTCGAGCCTGCGTTCGTCTAAGGAGGCATGGACCGCCCGCGCCGCCGACGGCCGGATCATCTGCATGGCCGGCGTCTGCCCCGCATCGCTGGTCGGCCAGACCGGCGTGCCGTGGCTGCTGGGCTCCGACCTGGTGCCGGTCTACCGCCGGCCGTTCATGGTTGAGACCCGGGCGATGATCGCGCGCTGGCTCACGCTGTTCCCGGTGCTGCGCAACCTGGTGGACGCCCGCTACGAGGCCGCGATCCGCTGGCTGCGCTGGCTGGATTTCACCATCGGCGAGCCCATGCCGGTCGGGCGCGGCCTGTTCCGCGTGGCCCGCAAGGAGGCGGCATGAACGTCCAGCCCAGCACCGTGGCCGAGATCGAAGCGGCGCCCGAGTTCGTGGCGCTCGCTCTTGAGCATGCGCGGGAACATCAGGTTGAGGGCATGCCGCCATCGGTGCCGGTTTGGCCGAGCTACCGTCTCCTCGAGCAAGCCGGTCTGCTTTATTCCTGGAGCGCCACCCTGGACGGCAGCATGATCGGCTACATCAGCATTTTCATCTCGGTGCATCCACGGTGCGCCGCGCCGCTCGCCACGACAGAGGGCTGGTTCGTGGTCAAGGAACACCGCAAGACCGGCGCCGGGCTGAAGCTGCTGAGGGCCGCCGAGATCAAGGCGATGGAACTGACCGGCGGCCGCCTGCTGGCAAGCGCACCGATGGACAGCGAGCTTGCGCGGGGGCTGGCCCACCTCGGATACCGCGAGATCAGCCGCGTCTTCTTCAAGCAGGTGGCGGCATGACCGAACTCGCCCTTCGTCCCACAATCGCGCCCATGAGCCAGGCGGCGATTGACCGCGTGCGCCAGATCGAAGCTGTCAATCTAACCCGGCCACAGACCGAGCTGCAGTTCGAGCACGACCTGCATGCAGGCATGTACGCCCGCACCATGATTGTGCCCGAACTGTCGGCCAATGAGGTCTGCGTGATTACCGCCGTCTTGATAAAGGTCCCCACGCTGGTGATCGCCTGCGGCGATGCCTTGGTCTACGTCGGTGAAGACGAGCCGCTTCGTCTCACGGGTTACAGCGTCATTCAGGCGGCGGCGGGTCGCCGCCAAGCCTTCATCGCGCAATCCAGATTCCGGCTCACCATGATCTTTCCGACCACTGCCGAGACCGTCGAGGAAGCCGAAAACGAGTTCACCGACGAGGCGGAAATGCTTCAGTCCAGGAGGATCTGATGGCCGGCTCTGTCAGCGCCTCAACCATCCTCGCCGGCGCTTCGCTCGCTGCGGGCGTCGCCGGCACCGGCCTCTCGGTCATGGGCCAGGTCCAGCAGCAGCAGGCCCAGCAGCAGGCCATGGCGCAGCAGGCCGCGCAGGCCCGCTACCAGCAGCAGGTGGCGCAGCAGAACCAGGCCTATGCCCAGCAGCAGGGCGAGCGGCAGGCGGCCGATGCCAAGCAGCGCGGCGCAATCGCCGAGGCCAACCGCCGCCAGCTCCTGGGCCAGCAGCTCGGCGAGCAGACGGCGCGGCTGGCCGGGCAGGGTACGGATCTCGACGGCAGCCCGACGGACATTCTGGGCGACACGGCGGCGGCGGGCGAATTCGATGCGCTCACCATCCGCAGCAACGCCGCCCGCGAGGCCTATGGCTACAAGCTGCAGGGCGAGATGGCCGGGGCCGGCTACGGCAACGAGGCCACGATGGCGGGCTACAAGGCGGCGAACTCCAGCTACACGCCGTCCTACCTGGGGGCGGGGGCATCGCTGCTCGCGGGGGCGTCGAACGTGGGCGAGAAGTGGTGGCGGTTCCAGCAGAACAACCCGTCCGGGTACGCCCTCGGCTCCGACACCCTGCGAACCGCCGGAGACCGTGATCTGGCGGGGTACGGCTGATGGCCGTCATTCGCTCTTTCAGCCAGCCCACGGTCGAATCGCGGCCGATGCCGGGCACGGGTCTGCCCAATCGTGCCGCACCCGTCGAGGCCTTCGGCAACGCCGCCCAGACGGCGGGGCAGGCGCGCGACATGCAGGTGGCCGGCCAGTTCGTCGACAAGGCGGCCGACAGCCTGGAGCGCGTCGCCCTGACCGAAATGCGCGACATGAACGAGACCCGCGTGCAGGAGCTGGCAAACGGCTTCATCTCGGGCCAGCAGTTCACGCTCTACACCGACAAGGACGCTTTCTACCGGAAGAAGGGCCAGGACGCGATCAACGGCGCCCAGGGCGCGACCGACAAGCTGCTGGAGCTCAAGAAGGAGACGATCGGGCTGGCGGCCAACGACTACCAGCGCCGCCGCCTGGCCACGATGCTCGACGCGCAGGTCAATGAAGCCACCAACGGCATCAGCCGGCACGTCGCCGTGCAAAGCCAGGAGTGGCAGAAGTCCGTCGCCGAGGGCCGGCAGGCGTTGCTGCGCAACCAAGCCGCCCTCGATCACAACGACGTCGACAAGGTCGAGGGGCTTGCCGCGGCGGCTGAGGGCACGGCCCGCGAGCAGGCCAAGCAGGCGGGTGTTCCCGGCACAGACGCCGAAACCGCCATGGTCGTGAAGGCCCGATCCGACATCCTCACCACGGCTATCACCCAGCGGCTGCAGAGCGGCGACAATCGCTCGGCGCTGGCGCTCTACGACAAGGTCAAGCACCGCCTCGACGAGCGCGACAGCATCAAGCTCGCCTCGGTGATGAAGTCGACGGCCACCGATGTGGCGGCAGAGGACTGGATCGGCCGGAACGCGCCGAGCAATCTGCCGGCGGCGGTGAAGCAGTACATCCCGCAGGTGCAGCAGGCGGCAGCGGCCGAGGGTGTGCCACCCGAGCTTGCCATCGGCGTGCTGACGCAGGAGAGCGGGGGCAACAAGGGCGCCGTGTCGAAAGCCGGCGCCCGCGGGCTGATGCAGTTGATGCCGGGCACGGCCAGGGATCTGGGCGTCACCGATCCGCACGACGAGAAGCAGTCGATTCCGGGCGGCGTGAAGTATCTCGGGCAGCAGCTCGCGAAATACAACGGCGACCGCACGCTGGCGCTGATGGCCTACAACTGGGGCCCGGGCAGCGTCGACAACTGGATCAAGACCGGCAAGGACCCGGCGAAGGTGCCGGAGGAAACCCGCAACTACGTCCAGGCGGTGAACGGCTTCGCGGCGGCCTATGGGGGCGTGGGTTTCGAGAAGGCCAACGTGCAGGGCCTCGTGCAGACGGCCCTCGGCGACTCGAGCCTGAACATTCAGGAGAGGACGGCGGTTGTCGGCAAGCTGCAGAAGGCGAGCGCCACTACCGAAGCCGCGCGCACGGCGACGATCAAGGGACTGGACGACACCCTTGAGGCCACCACCCAGTTGCTGATTCTCGCGCCAGACAAGGTGCCGAAGGGCGCGCTGGCCAACATCGCGGCGGGCTACAAAGCGGCGGGCGATCAGTCCAAGGCCGTGAGCGCCGACCTTATCGCCTCGTTGGAGGACACGCTGAGGGATTTTAGCGCGGCTCCGAAGTCGGCACAGGATGAAGTCTTGCGGCAGGTTGCTGCGTCGCAGTTGACCGGCAAGTCCAAGGCGCTGGCGGACAGCCTGATCTCCGCTGGCAACAAGGACAAAGCCGAGACCGTGAAGGCGACCGGGGAGGACTTTGCGGCATTGAAGGTGGCTGCTGCCTCCGGCGTCCGCATGGAGACGATGGAGGGCAAGGCAAAAAGCATTGTCGACGGCTATGTGAAGGCCGGCGACTTCACCAAGGCCCGCGAGGCCGCCGATTTCTACGATGCGCAGGTGAGGGCACAGGCGGTCAACCAGGCGCCGCCGACTCAGGTCGCCGCCGCGATCGGCGACATGCGGACAAAGATCGAAGCCGGCGAGCAGACCAACACCGCCATCAAGCAGCTCGACACCATGCAGGATGTGCAGCGCAAGCAGGCCGCGGCCTTCGACAAGGATGCGCTGGCCACCGGCGCGTCGGTCTACAGCGGCCAGCTCGGCCCGCTGCCGCCGATGACCGACCTCCCGGCCCGCGCGGCCTATGCCACGCAGGTGAGCAGGATGCAGGGCGGACGGCCGGTGCTGCCGTTCACCGATCCCGAGATCGAGAACCTGCGGACCAGGATCGACCAGGCCCCGCCCGAGCAGCAGGCCAAGACCATGCAGGCGCTGTCGGCTCTGCCGGCCGACATGATTCCGGGTGTCGCGGCTGCGCTGGCCGGCAAGAAGGACGCAGGCGACCCGCTCAGCCGTTCCTATGCCGCCGCGCTGTCGTTCTACGCCGACAAGGACCCAGCCTCCCGGCAGATCGCCGATCAGATCCTGGGCGGCGCGGAAATCCAGAAGAGGATGGGCGAGGCCGGGAAGAAGGCGCCGACCTCGAGCCCGGCCTGGCAGAGTGCGCTGCAGGACCGCATGGGCAACGTGTTCTTCGACATGAAGGGCATGCCGGCCGTCGTCGCCGATGCCGTGGCCTCGGTCTACACCTGGCAGATGCACCGCGCCGGCCGGCAGGGCGAGACCATCGACCCCGACGTGCTCGACAAGGCGATCACGACTGTGATGGGCAACACAGTGACCCGCCACGGTCAGACGTTCCTGCCGCCGGTCAAGGGCATGGACACCTACGAGGTCGACCGCGCCATCCGCTCGATCCGCGATGCCGACCTGACAGGCCTGCGCACGACCGAGGGCGATCCGATCACCGCCGATGTGCTGATCCGCAAAGGCGTGCTGACCAACGCGGGCAGGGACGGCATTTACTTCGTGCGGATCCCCGATCCCCGCGCCGGCATGGACCTGCGTCCGGTGACCGATGCCGACGGCCGCGCGTGGCGACTCGATCTTCGGCCCTATGTGGAGCGCGCCCGGCAGAACCCGGCCAGCGTTGCGCCGTTCGAGGGCAGCGGAACCCCCGCCGCAGTCGCCCGGCGCCGCGCGCCCGCCTCGCCGACGGCAAACGTCTCACCAGGGGGCGAATGATGGAAACGCGCTGGCAGACCGCCTTCGAGGGTTCCAGGCTTTTCGATGCCCTGGTCAAGGAAGAGACGGCAAGCCGCACCCATGCCCGCGCGGATGCGCTGGCTGACCATCTCAACGCCATGGCGGCTGCCATCGCCGACCAGGCCAAGGTCTCAGCCGAACAGGCGGCAGTGATCGCCGACCTCACGGCAAAGCTGGCCGCGCAGGGCGAGGCGCTGGCCGTCCTGTCCAAAACCCAGGCCGCAGCGATGGCCGCCGGCTTCGATGGCCTGAAGGCGGTGCTGATGGCGCCGGTGGAACTCTCGATCGACAAGAACGGCACGAAGCGCGCCCGCCGGGTGGTGAAGTAGATGGCCGTCCAGTATTCCGTCGCCGTCCGGAACGCCCGCCTTGACGTGATCGAGACGACCGTAGGCGCGTCGCCGATCCTGACCATTCGTTCTGGCGCCCCGCCGGCCAATTGTGCGGCGGCCAACAGCGGCACCGTGATTGCAACCCTGACCCTGCCTGCTGACTGGATGGCGGCTGCGGCTGCCGGCGTCGCCAGCAAGAGCGGCACATGGTCGGATGCGAGCGCGGACAACACCGGCACGCCGGGCCACTACCGCATCCACGACTCGACGGGCACGACCTGCCATGAGCAGGGCACCGTTACCTTCACCGCAGGAGGCGGCGACATGACCGTGGATGTCTCCGGCTCGATCACCGCCGGGCAGAGCTTCACCGTCAACACCTACACCAAAACCGCAGGAAACGCATAATGGCTGTTCAATTCTATCGCGCCCCGCTCGTTGTCGGAGCAACCGACGGCCCGACGCTTTCCGCCGCTGCCGCCGCGTCCTGTATCCCCACGGCAAGCCGCCTCATCCTCCCAAACAATTACTGGTATGTCGGCAAGACAATCCAGATCACGATGGGCGGTCGCATTTCGTGCGCGGTCACCACGCCGGGCACGGCCCGCCTGGACTTCCGCACCGGGCCGTCCGGCACCATCGTCGCCTACGATACCGGCGCCATGAACCTCAACATCGTCGCCAAGACGACGGTGCCGTGGTGGTTCGACCTGGTCCTGACGTGCCGCGCGGTAGGCACCGGCACCACGACCACGCTGTTCGGGTTCGGCCGGTTTACCTCGGAAGCCGTGATCGCCTCGCCGCTTCCGACCGTTGGCGGTGTCGGCGTCCTGCTGTCGTCGGGCGGCGCGGTCGGTGGCCCGCCGGCTGTGGGCACCGGCTTCGACAACACGGCAGCCAACGCGATTGACATGTTCTTCACCCAGACCGTCGCGACCGGCCAGTTCATCGTCCACAACTACATCGTCGAGGAACTGAACTAATGCCGATTGCCGCCAATGCTCTCGGGCGTGCGGCGACAAAGGCGACGCCTTTTGTGCGGAGCATCACAAACGGCCTGTCGTTCCGGCGCACGGTCTTCAGCACCAAGAACGAGCAGATCGTTGGCGTCTCGCGGGACAGTGCCGGCGCGGCCCTAGGTTCGTGCGTGGTCAAGCTATTCCGCACTACCAACGACGCCTTGGCCGCACAGGTGACGAGCGACGCCAGCGGCAACTTCACATTCAACAACCCCGGCAGCGGGCCGTTCTACATCGTCTGCTACAAGGCCGGCTCGCCTGACGTATCGGGGACGGGCCTTAACACCATCGTGGCCGTCTGATGGCCGGGAACGACGTCAACCTCTTTTCAGTCCCGAGCGATCCCGACCGTGACGATGTACGGCTGGGGCAAACGGTTTCGGGCGGCGCCGTCGTTGGCACGCTGACCGTCACCGAGGCGGACGACACCCTCTCCAGTGCGGCAACCGTGCCGATTGTGGCGGTGGCCTCGATCACCGAAGCCGACGATACGCTCGCCAGCACGTCCAGCGTCGCCGTGCAGGCGGTGGCGACCAGCACCGAGGCCGACGACACGCTGGCAAGCAATGCCACCGTCATCGACCCGGCCGCGGCTGCGGCTGCGGACAGTGCCGGAGCGGGCACGCCCCGCAAGAGTCGCAAGCCACGCAACGGCCGGCGGAATGCTCCCAGGGTCGCGCCGACGCGCGCGCCATGGGTCGAGCCTCTGGTCTACGATCCCAAGGCGGCCAGGGCGGCGCAGGATCGCATGGGCAGGGCGATGGGCAAGCTGGCCGAAACCGGGTTCCCGTCGATGGCCAAGCCCGCACCGGCGCGCACGGCACAGGTTGTGGCGATGGTGCCCAAGGTCGCCGCGCCCACATGGAACGACGAAGACATTCTGCTGCTGCTGGCGGCGTAGGAGAGAACGATGGGCCTTCTCGACCTTCACGCGGCCCAGGCCGGCATCAACGAGCCGCCGCTGCAGACACTGCCGCGCACCGTGGGCGAGCGGGTCGAGGCAACCTTCGGCGAGACCTTCGCGCCGGATCGGTATTTCACCATCAACCGCACCCGCCGCGAGATGTGGCAGCGGGCGGTCGACGAGCTGCATGGCGCGACGGGCGAAGCGCTGCCGAATCCCTACGGGGCCGTCACCCCCGCCGAGATGATGCGGCTCGGCAACCAGCCGGCCATCGAGACAGAGCGCCGCAACGCCATTATCGAGAAGGCGAGGGCCGCCCGCGAGACCAATCCAGACCTGTTCGATCCCGAGAACATCGACCGCTACATCGGCGAGGAAGCAAACCGGCGCAGGGGCAGGGCCGCGAGCTACGAGGGCACTGGCAACGGCATCGTGAACTTTCTGGCCGCGGCCGGCCTGGAGACCTTCACGCCACATGGCGTGGCGGGTCTGGTATTGCCGGCCACGCGGCTGCCGGGCGCCGCGGCTTCCGCCGTCGGCCGCACCTTCCTCGGCAACGTCGGTCGCGAGGCAGTATTCCAGGCCGGAGCCAATGCCGCGCTGCAGGCCGGCGCCGAAGGTCTCGACTATCTCAGCCGCAGCGAGACCGGCACGGCGCAGAGCCTGGGCGAGGTTGTGACCAACATTGCCGGGGCGGCCGTCATTGGCGGCGCCATCGGTGGCGGCGTCCGCGCGCTTCACCTGAAATGGCTGGGCCTGCCGGAGAAGATCCGGGCCGATGCCCCGATCGAGGTCCGCGACGCCTTCCGGGTGATCGAGGCGGAAACGCTCTACAGCGGACAGAACCGGCTGGGCGTCGATCCGCTGCTGCATGAGCGCTACCAGGGCAACGCCATGGATGCCGTGATGCGCGGCCGGCCGGTGGAACTGGCCGACCTCGGGCGCACCGCCGACACGCCGATGACGGCGCTGGGCCGCGTGCTGCAGATGACGCCGGACGAGATCAGGGTGCAGGGTCTGGAAGGTCTCGGCAATGCCATGGATCGGGTGCGGGCCCTACCCGACCGGGAACTGGAAAGCGTTGCCCGCGAGATCGCGCCACGACCCTTCGAGCGCCTGGACAAGATCGAAGCCGACCTGTCGGCCGCCCGCGCCCGCATTGCCGAGCTTGAGAGCGGCCGGCAGTCGGTGGCAGACCTGCTTGATCCCGAGACGGCGATGCGCCTGCAGGACATCGAGCAGGATCTGGCGGCCCCGGCGCTTACCCGCAAGCAGCGGACGGCGCTGGAGCAGGAACGCGACATGATCATGCAGTCGGTCGACCCCAAGGACCGGCTGCCGAAAGAACTGGAAAAGAAGACCCGCGCCGAACGCACGGAAGTCGAGAAGCAGATCGTCAAGCTGGAGGCCGCCCGCGAGGAGGCCGCAGCCAGGGGGCAGGAGGCCGTGTACGACCTTCGCCGCAAGCTCGACCGCTATGCCTATGCCCCGGGCTTTGAATGGGCGGGAGCGCCGGGCCAGAAAATGGGCGCCGAGCCGATCGCCAAGGACCTTGGCTTCAAGGCGCCGGCCGATCTCGGGCTGGCTATCGCCAAGGCCGACGTTCTGCGCCAGGCCCGCATGCTGCGCGAATTCGGAATCGGTGAGGCGCCACGCGCGCCCACGGCAGACACCGCAGCGCCCGCCGCCGCCCTGACACCGGAGCAGACCGCTGCGCTGAAGACCGAGACCGCCCGGCTGGTCGAGGCCAATCCCCAGCTCGAGGTCGAGATCAACGGCAGGATCATGTCGGCCTCCAAGGCGATGGAAGAAGCCGACCGCCTGGATCGCGACGCGACCGCCGCCATCAAGTGTGCCGTGGGGAGCCTGTAATGAGCATTGAAGACTGCCTGGCAGCCGCGGTGAAAGCCGGGACTCTTTCCAAGGACGGGGCCGAGGAATACGCCCGCAGGATGGGCGATGCCGAAAAGCTGGCGGCCGAGCGCGGCATGGACGGCCCCTCGGCCTATATTTTTGCCGTCAGTGAGGCGGCCAAGCGGATGGAAGCCCGGGCAACGGCAACCCGCACCCAGGTGGCCATGAGCATTCTCGCCATCGACCGTGTCTGGGCCGACGCGAACCAGCACGGCAACGGCCTGTTCAGGGGGCTGGAAACCGTTTTCGGCCAGAACGTGCGGGGTGGCGGTACGGGCTCGTCGATCGAGGCCCGGCGCTTCGCCCTGTTGGGCGCGATGCAAAGCCAGCTCAGCGACTTCCTCGACGATATCCGCAGCCGCAAGGTCGGCCTCGACCAGAACACGATCCTGCCGCGCCACACCGTGAGCGCACTCTACGGCCGGAACGTCAGCGACCCTGCTGCGGCGGACGCCGCCAGGGCCTGGACCAAGACCATCGACTGGTGGGTCGGGCGCATGCGCGAGGCCGGCGTGCCGATCGGCAAGCTGGAGGACTGGAGGCTGCCCCAGCATTTCGACTCGCTGGCGGTGAAGGCCTTGGGCGAGGACGGCTTTGTCGGCCAGATGGAAAGCTGGTGGCGCGAAGGCAAGCTCGGCATGCGCGACTGGGCGGCCGACGGCGAGGCGATGATGCGGCCCGGTGTCGACGACGACCGCGTGCGGGACATCCTGCGCGGGGCCTACAACAACATCACCACGAACGGTGCCGCCTCTATCGAGCCCGGCGCCGTGCGCACCACCACGATGGCCGACCGATACGGCCGGCGCCGCGCCTTCGAGTGGACCTCCGACGAGGCGTGGCTGGAATTCAACAAGACGCTGGGCGTCGGCGACGATGCGATCGGCGAACTGATGATCCGGCATCTCGACCGCATGGCGCGGGATCTCTCCCTGGCGCAGACCTTGGGGCCGGACCCCGACCGGGCCGCCCAGACGCTGATCCAGATGGGACGCAAGGCCGGTCTCAGCGACCGCCGCCTCGGCAACCTGGAAGACATCTACTTCCACAGCTCCGGCAAGGCCGCGACGCCGGTATCCGAGGCCTTTGCGCTGGCAGGGCAGGGCATCCGCTCCGGCCTCGCCTCGGTGCAGCTTGGCGGCGCGGTTCTTTCCGCCCCGACCGACTTCGCCTTTACCAACGCGACGGCCGCGTGGAACGGCCTCGACATGACCAAGATCATGTCGGGCTACGTGGCCGGCCTCAATCCGTCGAACAAGGCCGACCGGCTGACGGCGATGCGCCGCGGCCTGATCCTCGAAAACGGCCTGCGCGGTCTGCACGATGCGGCCCGCGACGCGATCTCCGACACTTTGGCACGTTCGGGCACCGGGGCCTCGCTCGAGACGGCGCTTTCGGGGGCGGCCCGAATCGCCGGGCGGGCGGCCGAGGTCGTGATGCGGGCTCAGGGCCTCGCGCATCATACCCAGAACCTGCGCAACGTGTTCGGCCTGGAATTCCAGGCGCACTGGTTCGACATGGCCGGCAAGGACATGGCCGGACTGAAGGGCGTCGACCGGCGCACGCTGAAGCGCTACGGCATCACCGCCGACGAATGGGACATCCTGCGCACCAAGGCCAAGGATCGCGGCTTTCTCGATCCGGCCCGCCTGGTCAACGAGGGCACAGCCGCCGAACGAGAGGCCGGCCTGAAGATGCTGGGCGCCATCGCAATCGAGCAGCGCATCGCCGTTCCCGAGGCCAACGTGGTTACGCGGGCCTTCTGGATGGGCCAGACGCGGCCCGGCACGGTGACCGGCGAGTTCATGCGCGGTGCCCTGCAATACAAGGGCTTCGCGATGTCGGCCGGCCTGATGCACGGCTGGCGCATGGTCGAATCGCTGATGGACAAGGAAGGCCAGATGTTCCGGGGGCAGTACATGGCCTCGCTCGTTATCCAGGCCACAGTGATGGGGGCACTCGCGCTGCAGCTCAAGAACATCGCCAACGGCAAGGACCCGGAGCCGATGTTCTCCGACAAGAATCCGCTGTTCTGGGCCAAAGCCGCGGCGCAGGGGGGCGCAGGCGGCATCATTGGCGACCAGATCAAGGCGATGTTCCAGACCAAGAGCACCGGCGATGCGGCGCGCTTGCTGTCGCCGACCGGGGCGCTGGGCCTCGATCTCGCGGCGTTCCTGGGCGGCAACGTCAGCCAGAGCCTGGCCGGCGAGAAATCCAACACCGGCCGCGAGGCGGTGAACCTGCTGCGCAAGTACACGCCCGAGGTCTTCTACATGCGGCTGGCGACCGACCGGCTGGTCTGGGACACGCTGCAGAAGTGGTCCGACCCCGAAGCCGCCAGCACCTTCAGCCGGATGGAGGAGCGCGCCCGCAAGGAGCAGGGGACGCGCTTTTGGTGGCGGCCTGGCACCGCCGACCCGCGCGCGCCGGACTTGGGTCGCGCCCTGCAATAGGGTAGGACTCCTCCGGGGCACGGGAGGAACGATGAAGCGACTTCTGGTCGCGATGCTGCTGCTGGCCACGCCGGCACAAGGACAAGACAACAGCGGGCTGCTGACGGGCAACGGCTATCTGGCCGCGTGCACCGCCGACGACCCGATCAGCCCCGCGATCTGCATGCAATACACACTCGGCATGGATAACATGCTGTTGAGGCTGCAGCTCGGTGGTTACACAAAGGCGCTGGAATGTTCGCCCGACCAGACGACCGGTCGGCAGAAGAAGGATGTTTTTGTCGCCTGGCTCAAGGAGCACCCGGCGCTTCGGCACCTTATGTCGGCTGGCCTCTATCTGATGGCCTTACAGGCGGCCTGGCCGTGTCCGCCCGATCGTGCGCTGCCACCCGTCGACAAGAAGATGTAGGCGCCAGATCGCGCCGCTGATCCCGCGCGGGGCGACCATCCAGTAGCACAACCCGCGAGCGCCTAGTCTGGGGGGCGGCGCGGTAGGCAAATCCGGCCGCCTGTGAGGCATGGCAAGGGCGGCTGGCACACTCGGCCATCCGGAGCGGATCACGCCACGCGGGCAGATTTCCGGCCTTGGCTGTGCCCGGTGTGTGCCACGAGTCAATCCGACCCAAGCCCGCCCGCCATTTCCATCCCGACGGCTACCGGTTGGAGGCTTACACCAAGTCTTCCCGGTAGCGCCCAAACCTCCATAAACTGGCCTGATCTGGCCTTGCCGTTTGCCCGGTTCTTCCCGCACCATCCCGCCGCGGCATGCCGGCACTGCGACGCCAGTGTGCCGAAAGGGAGGACTGTGACACGGGCACAGTGCCGGGAGGGGGAATGGCGACGTTTCGACAGCGCGGGAGCCGCTGGCAGGCGATCATACGCCGGGTGGACCTGAAGGCCAGCAAGAGCTTCGATCGGCTGGTGGACGCCAGATCCTGGGCCAGGGCGCTGGAGCGGGAGGCGGACCTTGGCGGCACGATGCCGGGCAAGATGGCCGGCACGCTGAAGTCGGTGATCGAGCGCTACGAGCGGGAGTTGTGGCCGACCAAACGGTGGGGCGACTCCAAGGCGCACGAGCTGGTGGTGTTGAATCGCGACCTCGGCAGCCGGCTTCTGTCCGACCTCACCAGGGCCACGGTGGTCAACTACGTCCGGGGGCTCTCAATTTCCCCCGCCGGCGTCTCGACCAGGCTATCCTACCTGCGCGAGGTCCTGAAGACGGCGCGCGACCTGTGGTCGATGCGGGTGCCGCTGGCCGAGGTCGATGACGCGATCGCCGTCGCCTACCGCCAGAAGATCGCCGGACGCTCCCAGGCGCGGACGCGTCGGCCGACGGAGGACGAATTAAGGAAGATCATCGCCCATGCCGAGCGCCGGCAAGGCGCCACGATCGACCTGGCACCCGTCGTCCGCATCCTGTCCGTGCTGCCGCTGCGCATGGGCGAGCTGATCGGCATCCAGTGGGACGATCTCGACGAGAAGCGGCGGACAGTCATCCTGCGGGGGCGGAAGCATCCCGACCGGCGCATCAAGGAGGCGAGCGTCGAGGAGGTGCCGCTGATTGCGTTTGGCGACATCGACACGTTCGCGCTGATCTCCGGCCGGCCGCGCTACCTGCCGAGCCCGTTCCCCTACAAGGCGGCGAGCGTGACGGCGGCATTCGCCATGGCGGCCCTGCGGTGCGGCGTCGTCGATCTTCATCTGCACGATCTGCGGGCGCACGCGCTGTCGTCACTGCTCGAGGCGGGCGTGCCGATCCCGCAGGTGGCGTTGATCAGCGGGCACCGGAACTGGAAGGTCCTGCAAAGAAATTATGCACGGCTCGATCCGGCCTCGGTGCACGACGCGATCAAGCGGCTGTCCTGACGGTGTGCCGCGCGAAATACTCGCGCACGCTGTCGGCCTTGAACAGGCGGCGATGGCCGACCTTGGTGAATTCTGGCAACTGGCTGTGCGGGCGGTTCTTCAGCGTCTTCACCGTGACCCCGAGCATGGCGGCGAAATCCTCCTCGGGGACATAGCCGAACTCCTTCAGCCATTCGATGCCGCGCGGATTCCTGGGTCGCGGTGCGGTCATGCTGCCTCGCTCTGCTTGCGCACCGTCCCGCCACCCTCGACCGGGATGGCGGGCTGCTGGCGATGGTGGAGACGGCTCATCAGTCCTCGACGCGCCGGAAGCCTTCGGGCACGTACTCGCGCTGCCGGCGGACGTGGTAGACGCCCGGCTCGAACATGATCGCCTCGTGCGTGTCGTGCGGGCGCAGATGCTCCAGCGGCGTCGGCGCGTCGACCACCAGGAACAGGTCCATGATGCTGTCGGGGATGCGGTACTGCTTCACCCGCTCGGCCAGCATCACATGCGAATGCCCGGTTTCGCTGTGGGCGACGATGACACGACCATCCTCGGGCGCCACGATCTCGGCGTTCTTCGGCAACGCGTCGATCCGCTTGAAGTAGACATCGCCCTGGGCCGCCACGTTCTTGAAAGTCCTCATTGAACTGTCCTCTCTTGCTCTGGAAACCGAACACCATGCTCGGCCTCCCATCTCGCTCGTGCTGCCACCGCCTTCTCCAGCGATGGCCCGGTGTAAAGATTGCTCTTCTTGCCGTTCAAATATCCCTGAGCCGTCCAGTAGCCCCGGCTGCGGTCGACGCCGATGCCGCGACGGCCGGTCACGCCGACCGGGAAAGCGCCCGACGAGCTGGCGTGGCGTTGGTTCCTTGAGTTGCTGCCGGCCTCCAGGTGGGCGGGATTGCAGCAGATGCGGTTGTTGCAGCGATGCATCACCAGCAGGCCAAGCGGCACGATCCCGCCGGAAACCTCGAACACGACGACATGGGCGCATCGAGATGTGCAGTCGATGCAGAACCGGGCGTAGCCGTTGGGGAAGGTCGCCCCGCGCCACGGCCAGCACTCATCCGGCGCGCCCTTGTCGATGCGTGCCCAAACGTCCTCTGGTTTGTTGGCGCGCATCAGGTTCTCACCTCCGGCTTTCCGAACGTCTTGTCGTCGAGGCCCCAAGTCCACGCCTGCGCTTGCAAGGCAGTTTTCATGTCGGGCGGCACAGGCAACGCAAAGCTGCGCCCCGTCCCGCAAACCACCCTGAGGAACCGCTCCTTGCCGACGTCGGGGATGGTGACCTCGACCAGCTCGCCGATCTCAGGTTCGGCGTCCTTGTCGATCGTCTTGGCCTTGAGTTCGGTCAGCACCGCGTTCCAGCCCAGGATCTCGCAGGCCGACCGGCGCTGCTCGATGTTCTTCCAGGTGAGTGCAGTCTTGGCCGTGAGCGAGGCCTTGTCCTCGATCCACTCGGCCGGGATGCGCGTGCCGTGCCAGGCGTGGACGCCCCAGCCGTCGGAGAAGGCGATGGCGGCGCCGGTCTCGGAGTGCAGGCGGCGTTCAGCATCGAAGGACAGCGTCCGCGGCCGGTCGCTGATGATGCAGAGCCCGTCATAGGCCATCCACCACGAGCAGCTTTCGCCGAGCGTGGCCCATGCCTGGAAAAACTTCCAGACTTCGGGCTCGTACTTCACGCCGATCTTGGCCGCGAAGGTGTGGAAGGCGACCCACGACACGGTGGACTGTCCGCTGAGCATCCAGGAGCGGTAGAAGCTGCCCCAGGCGTCGCGCAAATTTTTGCTTACGAGCTGGCTGTCGAGCTGGCTTACGAGCTGGCTGTCGAGCTGGCTGTAGAGCTGGCTGTCGATCTGGCTGTAGAGCTGGCTGTAGAGCTGTCTTACGAGCTGGCTGTAGAGCTGGCTGTCGAGCTGGCTGTAGAGCTGGCTGTAGAGCTGTCTTACGAGCTGGCTGTAGAGCTGGCTGTCGATCTGGCTGTCGAGCTGGCTGTCGAGCTGGCTGGAGAGCTGGCTGTAGAGCTGGCTGGAGAGCTGGCTGTAGAGCTGGCTGTCGATCTGGCTGGAGAGCTGTCTTACGAGCTGGCTGGAGAGCTGGCTGGAGAGATCGATCTTGCTCAGCGGGCCCTTGCGGGCCCCCTTCGCAAGCTGCCGGATGGCCGCGATCGCCAGCACGCACATCATGGGCGAGCTGAAGCACAGGAACATCGGCGCGGGCTTGCCGAGCTTGTTCTCGTAGATCCAGGTGATGGCTTCCTTCGCCTTGTCGAAGTCGGCCGGCTGGGTGCTGAGGCCGATTTCACGCCAGTGTTCGCGATGGACGGATAGGTCGGCCTGCTGCTCGGCCGTGAGCTTGGTGATGCGGGCCATCACGCAGCCTCCCTCAGCGCCGCGTGCCGCTCGTCCGCCAGCTTCTCGATCTCCGCGCGCTTCATCGCGCTCAGCTTCTCGATGCGGTCGGCGTTCTGCTTCAGCACGGCCTCGACATCGACAGGGCGCGGCGCGATCTCAAGCAGGTCCTTGATGCCCTTGATGATCGCCTCCTGGCCGACGGCCTCGACGCGCCAGTTGACGGCGGTTTCGGCGGCCGGATTCTCGGGCGGCAGGATCTCGCCTTCGGCCGCCGGCGCATCGACAGCCGGGGTCGCTTCCGGCGCGGGCGCGCCGAGGATGGCCCCGACCTGGCTCGCCGTGGTCGCGCTGCCCTCGCTGGTCACGTCGCGGAAATTGGCGGCGTACTTCGTGTCGGTAAGCTCGTCCTCGGTCGGCATGCCCATCATCACCTCGGGGCAGTACAGCCGGATCAGCATCGTGGCCGAACGCCAGCGCAGCATGTGCTCGGCCATGGTCGCGTACTTCGGGTTTTTCAGCCAACCCTCAGCCTTGGCCATCTTCATCGAGACGGAGACCTCGACGTCCTCGCCCTCGATCTCGGCCAGGCGGCCGCGCGCGGTGACGACCATGGCCTCGCCCTCGCCGGCCGTCTTCCACCGGATCGGCCCCTTGAAGACGCCGCTGCGGTTGGCGCGGGCGATCATGTAGGACGCCGACCAGCCGGCCTTGCCCGACACGAAGTAGATGTTTTGCATCACGCTGACAGGGTCCTCGTTCATCCGCTTGGCGATCTGAAGCGCCAGCAGCGCGTCGGCCCCGTTGTTCTTCTTCAGGTGCGCCGGAATCAGGTCGGACGTGCAGAACACCTTGGCGACGCGCTGCATGTGCTCGAAGCTGTCGCGCGAGGCGAGAATGTCGACGCTGCCGCCGACGGTGGGCAGGCCGGGCGACGAGCGCAGCGGCGTGACGGTGGCGGTGGGCTTGGTGGATTCGGCTGTGTCGGTCATAGCGGGCTCTCCATGTTGGCCAGTGTTCGATCCGCCCATGCGGGCAGCGGGATCGTCTCGACGCCGTCGGCGTATCCCGGCCACCTGTCGGCCGCGATGCAGTCGGCGAACTTGCGAAGGGCGCGGCGGTAGATCATCCGGCCGCCCTCGAGGAAGTCGTCGGCGAGGACGCGGACGGCGCAGAGGTAGGGCGCGGTCTTCTCCTGGGTGACAAAGGCGTAGTGCGCGGGCTCGCCCAGCGCCTTCAGGATGTCGACGCAGAGGGCGGCGCTGACGTGGTAACCGAGGTTCCATGCCTGCCGCTTCCACGGCTCGGCGGCGGCGTCCTTGGTCGTCTTGTAGTTGAGCGCGAGGGCCGGGCGCAGGTAATCTGGCCGGCATTTCAGCCAGATGCCCGTCTCCGGGTCCTGCCAGATCGCGGTCATCTCAGCGGCGCCCTCGGTGAATGCGTCCATCGCGCCCGGGTTGCTCGCCAGCCCGATCGCCATGCCGGTGATCTTCTCGAACTCGCGGAAGGTCACGATCTCGCGGCCCTCGTTCTCGGCCTTCCACGCCTTACCCTCCTTGGTGGCGAAGCTCATGTCCTCCGGCTTGACGGCGAAGCGCTCGACAAATGCCTGCTTGCCTTCGACCAGATAGCAGTGCGCCGCAGTGCCGAACGACTTGGCCTCGGTGTCGTCGTCCTCCTGCGGCCACGGGCTGAGGTAGTGCCGCGACAGGGCCTTGGCCGGGCAGCTCTCGTGCAGCGTGTAGAGGACGCTGCCGCTGACCGACGGGCCGGGGCAGCAGTTGCCATGATAGTTCTCCATCGGCACGTTCGCGTGGATGCCGGCGCCGAGCGTGATCATCGTACCCTCCCGCCCACCGCCAACGTGCACTGCAACCGCGCCCCGCTGACGTGAACCTTGACCCGCGTGATCATCACCAGGCATTCCTCGCGGGTGTCGTAGGTGGCGAGGACGCGGTGGGTGGCGGAGACCAGGTCGTAATCCTTGCCGACGTGGAACAGCGTCATGTCCCAGCGGGCGGGCGTTTCGGCGGCGCGGGCGATGGCGATGCCGGCCACGATCAGCAGCGCCGCGGCGACGACAATCCACACGCCTCGGGGGATGCTGCGGTCGGGCTTGGCGTGCAGGAGCATCAGCGCTTCCGGGTGAATATGGGTGCCGGTGCGCGGATCGTTGGCGCTCTCGGCCTCGGTGCGTAGTTCGCTCATGCTGCATCGCCTCCTCTGTTCTGCCGGCAGGCCCAGTCGATCGCCGCGGCCTGGTGGGCCAGCAGGACGGCATGCTCGCGGATCGGCCGCCGGTCGGACTGCACGAGCTGGCGCAGCGTCTCAACGAAGGTCCGGTTGAAGGTGGCCGTGGCGACGGCGCGGCGGGCGGCGAAGATCGCGACCTCTTCGGCTTGGGCGAGGGTGACGGTCATCACCAGCCTCCCCTTCGATCTTCCGCGCGTTGCTCTGCCCGGCACTCTGCCGCGTACTCGCGGGCATCTTCGTCGTCGCTGGCGGCCACTTCGCAGGCATCGGCAAAGCCGTCCTCCAGCAACCAATCCTCGGCTAGATTGTCGAGCGACTGCTGCTCCAAATCGGCAAACGCGCCGTAGTAGGGTGACGGCTTGCCGTTGCAGAGCGGGGTGGCGCTGATGAACTCGATCTCGTCAGGATCGGCGGGCTGGCCGCCGCTGGCGTAGGACGGCCCTTGCTCGGGCGCGCCCTTGAGGAACGAGAACTTGATCTCGCACTCGACCTCCGCGCCGATGTCCGGGTCGCCGTGCGGGATCACCGCGACGAGCTTGTGTGTGGTGCTCCTCATTGCCGTGCCTCCGCGCGCTTGGTCCATGTATCGAACTCGCCCCGCAGGATTCCGTCGTCGTAGGTGATCGAGTCCGGGTCGATGCCTTCCTCGTCGAGGCGCTTCTGGAACGCGCCGATCATGTCGGAGAGGAGATCGAGCGCGCGGCCGGCGAAGTCGCTGGCGTGGTCGTCGATCTGCTTCACGGCGGCGGCGTTGTAGGAGGAGCGGCGGCGCACATCGAGCGCGTCCAGATAGGCCAGCGCGGCGGTCTCGATGGCGTGGAATTCGTCGCGGGCGTCTTCCCAACAATCCAAAAGGTGGCGGCGACGCCATGTATTGGCGGGGCGGGTGGCGGCTGCGGTCTGCATAATCGGCTCCTTGTTGTCTGGAGCCGATAATACCCATTAATGGGTAGCAGTCAACCAATTATGGGTAGGGTAACCCAAAATAATTCGGGCGGCCTAGACCCCCATCAGCTCCGTCCAGTCGATGACCCGGTAAAGCTGGTGCCGCTTCTTCATCCGATCGAGCTCGATCACGCGCGGCGGGTTGTACTGTTGCAGCTTGATCTTGGTCGGGGTGAGGGCGGCCAGCTTTTTAATCAGTGCCGGCCGCACGTTGTGGGCATCGGCCTGGAACTCGACCACGACATAGTCGCCGGTGCGGGGAGGGCGGTTGCGCTCGACGTAGGCCAGCTCGCCGGGCTCGCGCCATGGGCTCATGCTGGCGCCCTGCACGTAGATGGCAAACACATCAGTCCGGCCGTCCAGCCGCGGCGGCCGGCGCACATAGTCGACGATCTGGCCGTTGAACTCGAAATCCCCCGTCCCGTCGCCGCCCATGCTGGTGCCGAAGACCGGCACGTCCTTGGGCATGTCCTGACGCGCGGGCAGAAATGCAGTCTGACCCTCGGCAAAACGCGCATTGGTTGCCGGGGCCTGTTCTTGCCCCGTGCGCAGCCATTCCTCGGCCACACCTAGGGCGGCGGCTATCTCGGGCAGCGCCTTGGGCCGGTCGACGGTGCCCCCCTCGATGTTGCCTACATTTTGCTGCGAAAGTTTTCCACCGAGGCGACGCACTTCCTCGGCTAACCGGCTTTGTGACCAGCCCTTCGCCTCGCGGCTTTGGCGCACTCTTTCAGCAATAGACATGCGCGGAAGGGTAGGCGGATCGGCAACCCAAAACTTAGTTGACTGAATACCCATTAATGGGTTAACGTCGCTTCCCATGGACACAAACGCACTTCAAAAAGCCTGCGACCTTGTTGGTGGTCAGGCCGCCCTTGGGCGAAAGATTGGCCGCAAGCAAAGCACGGTGTGGAACTGGCTGAAGCGCGGCATTCCATCGGACGAGTGCCCAGCCATCGAGGCCGCCACCGAGGGCAAAGTCACCCGCTACGAACTTCGGCCGGACATCTTCGGGCAGCCTCCCAGTCCCACCCCCGCCCACCAGGATGCAGCCTGATGAACGGCTCCCACGACATCGGCATCTACGCCGAGTTGCAGGAGCGCCGGGCCAGCATCGCCCGCGCCAATCCGCATCTGGCCGAAAAGCTGACCGGCCAGAAGGCGCCGCCGATCAAGGTGGCGCTCGGCCCGGTCATCGTGCGCCCGTTTCCCGAGCGGGGCCGCTACATCCCGAGGACGCTCAACGGGCTGGTGGCCTTCATCGGCCGGCAGACGGATCTTCACCCCGACGCCATCTACGGCAACGGCCGCACGCGCCGCTTGGTCGACGCGCGGTCCTGCATCGCCGTGCTGGCGCAGGTCTACGCGCCCAGGCTGAGCGCCGCTGCGATCGACGACGGCATGTGTCGCGGCAGCGGCACCTGCATCTGGTATCGCGCCCGGCACCGCGACCGGATGAAGCTCTACCCCGAGTACGCGGCCATGTTCGTGCGCTGCGAGTTCGAGCTGGCGAGGGGGCGGTCTTGACCGCATCACCGCACAAGGGGCCGGCGGTTGCATCGGGCGTGGGGGCCAAGGGATGCAACCGCCGCGTGCCAGCGGGGCGCCGGCACGATTCCGAATTCAACCAACCCGCGCGGGCTCTTCCTCCCGGAGATCACCAGCGCGGCGGGCCGGCGGCACTTTTCCCCCGCCGTCGGCCCAACCTTTCCCCCGGCGGTCATAGCGTCCGTTTCCTCCCTTGCCGGGGTACTTCCGGCGGCGTCTCGCTCCACGCGGGCGTCGCCGGCTTTTTCCTGAATTTCCTCGCGACGCGCCGTCAGCCTGCAAGCGATGCGCGCCGCGATGTTGCCGAGTCTCTCCATGCACTCAACCATGGAGCGAACCGTGTCCGAGTTTCAGCACAAGCCTGCCGCGTTCAAGGAAAGACCGTCCGCCATGCCGGCAATTGTCAGGGCGAATGAAATGTTTCGCGAGGTCTGCGGGCCTCGGGGATGGAACGACACCCGCGAGAGCTGGATCGCGCGAGGAGCACGTCGCGTCGGGATCACGCTGCGGCGCGCAAGAGCAATCGTCTACCAAGAACCAATAAGGCTAACCGCCGATGAATACGTGGCAATCCAAAACGCCTTTGATCAATTCAACGACCGTCTGGCGACTGCCGATGCGGCTGTGGCGCGGATTTCAGGTCTGGCGGGGCAACCGAAAGCTGGCGGAGGCGAACCGGCTGCTCGAGGCGGGGATGCACCTGATCGACGTTTCGGTGACGGTGAGGAACGACGCGGCGCGGCTGATCGGGCGCAACGCCCAGGCGCCGAGCGATCTGTTCGATAGGGGCCGCCCATGAAGCCCGCGCTCTACAACGAGGCCGGCGACGTCGAGGGCGAATGGAAGCCCGTCGATCTGCTGGGCGGCCATCCCACCGGCAAGCTCGTGCTGCGCGAGACGTCCCGCCACTACCCGGGCGTGTTTCTGGCCGAGCGGCACCAGGTTGCGATGCCGCTGGCGACGAAGGGCCGATAGATGCCGAAAGCCTACGACTGGCCCAAGGCCCAGGACGAGCTCGCCCGCGGCGTCGCGCCCGTCGTGGTCGCGCTGCGGCTGGGCGTGTCGGAGGAGGCCGTGCTCGAGCAGGCCGACAATCTCGGATGGCCGGTTGTCTACAACCGGAATCGCACGGCGGACACTGTGGAGAGGTTGGACACATGAGCAAGCAAGGTCACAACACAGGGCCCGTCGTTGCCGATCGGCTGAAGTTGTTCATCGAGCGGATAGAGAAGCTGATCGAGGAACGAATTGCCATCCAGGGTGACATTAAGGACGTGTTCAGCGAGGCCAAGGCCATCGGCTACGACGTCGGCACCATGCGCAAGGTCATCCGCCTTCGCGGCATGGATGCGGCCGACAGGGCGGAGCAGGAGGCGTTGCTGGACGTATACCTGCACGCGCTCGGCATGATCGACCGCGTCGAGACCCGCCTGTCGGCCGGCGAATCCACCCGGCAGGCAGCAGAGGCCGAGGGCGTTTCCAAATCAACGGCGCATCGGGTGTCCCAAAAACAGAACGCGAGCCCGGATCGCAAAAATGGGACAGGCAAACTGGACGTGATCTCACCGCCCGAGGTTGCCGTCTTGTCCACCCACGACCCCGAGACGGGAGAGATCACAGAAACGCCGGACCTAGACACCCCGGCGGGTGACGGTGCGGGGACGGGCGACGTAACGAGCGCCCCAGCCCCGGCCGTTGCCAACTATTCAGGCGACGACATGCCGCCGATCCCCGACTTCCTGCGGAGGGTGGCGGCATGACTTTGGAATATTTCCTGCCGTGCGGACGGAAGGCCATCTGCGATGAGGCCGCAGCACAACTTGTGGCTGGGATTGCATGGCACTCCCATCGCGCGAAACAAGCGGCGGAACGGTTTTACGTCAGCGGCAGAAGGAACGGACGGACTGTTTACATGCATCGCCTGATCATGGAAGCGCCCGCTTCTTTGACCGTTGATCACGTAAATGGAGACGGGCTGGATAATCGACGCATCAACCTGCGCGTCGCGACACGGGGCCAAAATAACGCCAACAGAACGATCAAAAATTCCAGTGGCTTTCGTGGTGTATCTATCACGCCGTATGGCTTCCGAGCTCATATCTCGGCGCCTGCTGGTGAGCGCAGGAAATGCATTCATCTTGGGTACTTCCAGAGCGCTTCGGATGCGGCCCGCGTATATGACTTAGCGGCATCGGCGCGGTGGGGTGAGTTTGCTCGCCTCAACTTCCCCCCAATGGTGCCCGCATGATCCTCAGACGGCGCAAGCCCTGTCCGGCTGCCCGGAAGATCCTCGCCGAGCTGGCCGTCGATCTCGCACAGGCCCGGTACGACCGCACCAGGTCCCACGCCGCGCTGATCCGGCTACGCGATGCGCGCCGGGAGGCGCTGGCGGTATGACGTTTCACGTGGAACTGCCCACGCCGGTCTCGGCCAACAACCTGTTTTTCAACGTGCCGGGCCGTGGCCGCGTCAAGACCAAGGCCTACGAGAACTGGCAGCAGGCGGCGACGCTGACCATCATGGCCCAGGTGCGCGCTGACCGCCGCATCGGCGGCCGTGTGTCGGTGCTGATCGAACTGCCGGGCAAGTGCCGCCTCGACATCGACAATGCCGTGAAGCCGATCCTCGACGCGCTGGTGCGCAGCCGCCGGATCGACGATGACCGCAACGTCGCGCGCCTCGAGGTGACGAAGGGCGGGCCGGGCGAAACGGCAGTTGTGACTGTGGCGGCGTTCGTGGGGACTTGGCCGGCGAAGGTGGCGGCGTGAGGGGCCTGATCGGCTGCGAGAAGTCCGGGGTCGTGCGGCGCGCCTTTGCTGCCCGTGGCCACGATGTCTGGTCCTGCGACCTGGAGCCGGCAGAGGACGGCAGCAACCGGCATATTCGCGGCGATGTCCGCGAGCTGCTGAACGATGGCTGGGATTTTCTGTTCGTCGCCCATCCGCCGTGTACCAGGCTCTGCAATTCTGGCGTCCGCTGGCTGTCGGGGCCGCCACCGGGCCGCACGGTCGACGACATGCAGGCCGAGCTGCTCGCCGGCGCCGCGCTGTTCTCCGACTGCTGGAACGCGCCGATCGACATGATCGCCGTCGAAAACCCGGTGATGCACAAGCACGCCAAGGCGCTGATCCGCAACTTCGCGCCGCACGCCCAGTCGGTTCAGCCGTGGCAGTTCGGAGATCCCGAGACCAAGCGGACGTGCTTCTGGCTGAAGGGCCTTCCGGCGTTGACCCCGACGCACGCCAGGCCGGCGACGATCGCGCACCGCGTCCACCGCATGCCGCCCGGACCGAACCGCCAGGCTGAACGCAGCCGCTTCTTCCCGGGCATTGCTCAAGCGATGGCAACCCAATGGGGCGACCACGCCTACACCCGCACAAAGGCGGCTGCCTGATGCGCCACTTCGCCCACAACATCGGCGACTACGCCGCGGCGACGCGGCATCTCTCATTCGTTGAGGACGCGGCCTATCGCCGGCTGCTCGACCGATACTACCAGGACGAGAAGCCGCTGCCGGCCGATCTGGTGGCCGTCTCCCGGCTGGCTGGCGCCCGCACCAAAGAGGAACGCCAAGCCGTCGCCAACGTGCTGGCCGAGTTCTTCAAATTGCAAGATGACGGCTATCACCAGAGCAGGGCCGACCGGGAGATTGAGACCTACCGAGTGAAGGCCCAGCTCGCCCGCGACAACGGAACCAAAGGGGGCCGTCCAGTTAACCGGGAAAAAACCAAGACGGTTTCCGCGCGGGTTCGGAGCGAAAAGCTAACCACTAACCACTCCCCACTCCCCAATGATAGGGGCGCCCCTTTAGGGCGCACCCCCGATGAAAGATCACAAACACCCCCACCCATTGCCGCGCGCGAGCAGCCCCAAGGGGCCGCGCACGACAGCACCAGAACAAGCCAAGTCGTTGAAAACCTTGCTGGAAAGCTGAGGGCGATATGAGGGAAACACCGCAATCGTTTGAAGCAGAACAGGCCCTTTTGGGCGCCATTCTCGCCAACAACGCGGCCTATCACCACGTCTCGGAAATCCTTCTGTCATCGCATTTCAGCGATCCGCTGCATGGCAAGTTCTACGACAGCATCGGTCGCCTGATCGAGCGCGGGCAGGTCGTGAACCTGTTCACCCTGAAGGCCTATTTCGAGCAGGACCCGGACTTGAAAGCTGCCGGCGGACCGGCCTATCTCGCCCGGGTCATGGCCTCGTCCGTCCACGCCCAGGACGCGCCAACCTTCGGCCGGATGATCCGCGACACAGCCCTTCGCCGTCGCATGATCGCGCTTGCCGACGACGCCCTGGCCGCAGCCTACGCGCCCAAGCCGGAAGACACGGCCGGCGAGCAGATCGAGCGCTTTGAGAAGGGCCTGTACGAGCTGGCCGAGGGCGCGAGCGATGGTGGATTTGCACCGTTCCGGTCCGGCCTCGGCAAGGCCGTCACGATGGCCGAAGCCGCTCACAAGCGCGACGGCAAGCTGACCGGCATCGCCACTGGCATCGCCAGCCTGGACGACATCCTGGGCGGCCTGCACAAGTCCGACCTGGTGATCCTCGCCGGCCGTCCCTCGATGGGCAAGACGGCACTCGCCACCAACATCGCCGTCCATGCCGCCGCAGCGCACCGGACGGAGGAGGGACCGGACGGCAAGCGCCGCACGATCGACGGCGCCTCGGTCGGGTTCTTCTCGCTCGAAATGTCCTGCGAGCAACTGGCGACCCGCATCCTCTCCGACAAGGCCGGCGTGTCGTCCTCGCGCGTCCGCAAGGGCCACCTGTCGTCGGCCGAGTTCGATCGCGTGATCGATGCCTCGGCGGCCATCGAGAACCTTCCAATCCACATCGACGACACGCCGGCGCTGACCATCACGGGCCTGCGCACGCGAGCCCGTCGCCTCAAGCGGCAGCATGGCCTCGACCTGATCGTGGTGGACTACCTCCAGCTCGTCGACGCCACCAACCGCAAGGACGGCCGGGTTCAGGAAGTCTCCGAAATCACCCGGGGCCTCAAGACGCTGGCGAAGGAACTCGACGTGCCGGTGATCGCCCTGTCGCAGTTGAGCCGCGCCGTCGAGCAGCGCCAGGACAAACGGCCCCAGCTCTCCGATCTCCGCGACAGCGGATCTATCGAACAGGATGCGGACGTGGTGATGTTCGTCTACCGCGAGGAATACTACCTCGAGCGCGCCCCCGACGCCGACCAGAACCGCCTTGCCGCCGTCGCCGGAAAGGCCGAGATCGGCATCGCCAAGCAGCGCCACGGACCCACCGGCACCGCACATCTGTTGTTCGACGGCGGCCTCACGCGGTTCACCGACGATCCGAGGGCCAACCGGAACGAGAGAGCCGCGGCATGAGCAACGGGCGGCCCTGGACGCCAGACGACGACGCCAAGCTGCGGCGGCTGAACGCTGCCGGCTGGACAGACGTGCGCATCGGCGAGGACATGGACCGGCACCCGGATTTCATCCGCGCCAAGCGCAAGGACGCGAGCCTGGAGCCCGGCCAGTCCCGGGTCTTCACGGCGATGATGTCGAGGATCAACTACCGACGGATGGCGAGGGCGTGATGCCTCCTGAGAACAGGGCTAAAACTGGACGCAAGCCAGGCACATTCGAGCCCGGCAAGAGCGGCAACCCCGGCGGCAGGCCCAAGGCCGACGTCCAGATCAAGGCGCTGGCCCGCGAGCATACCGAGGCGGCCATGCTGACGCTGGTCAAGTCGCTGAAGGCGAAGGGCGAGCGCACGCGCGTTGCCGCCGCCGAGGCGCTGCTCGATCGCGGCTGGGGCAAGCCCACGCAGCACCACGAGGTCGACGCGGGCGACGAGCTGGCGCAGGCGATCGACAGGGCGTGGAAGAGGGCCAGTGGCACAGGCTGAGCGCCGCGACCCGGAGCAGGAACTTCGCGACGCCATCGCCACGTTCCGGCACGACCCGCTGGGCTTCGTGCGCTTTGCCTTTCCGTGGGGTGTGGAGGGCACGGAACTGGCCGGGGAGGCGGGGCCGCGCGACTGGCAGGCCGAGACGCTCACCAGAATTGCCGAGGCCCTGACGGCGGGGGATCTGGGCGGCGCAATCCGCATCGCCATCGCCTCCGGCCACGGCGTCGGCAAATCGGCGCTCGTCTCGTGGATCATCCTGTGGGGCCTGGCCACGTTCCCGATGACGAAGGTTGTCATCACGGCCAACACCGGCGACCAGCTCCGCACCAAGACATGGCCGGAGGTCGCCAAGTGGTTCAACCTCCTGATCTGCCGGCACTGGTTCCGCTTCGAGGCCACCAGCATCAGCGCCCGCGGGACCAACGCCAAGACCTGGCGCGTCGATGCCACGACCTGGTCGGAGAACAACACCACGGCGTTCCAGGGCCTGCACAACAAGGGCAAGCGCATCATCCTGCTGTTCGACGAGGCGTCCGAGATCGCCGACAAGGTCTGGGAGGTGTCCGACGGCGCCATGACCGACGAGGACACCGAGATCATCTGGGCGGTGTTCGGCAATCCCACGGTCAACACCGGCCGGTTCCGCGAGTGCTTCGCCGGCGGCCGGTTCGCCCATCGCTGGATTCCCCGCCAGATCGACGCACGCGACGTGCAGGGCACCAACAAGATCGAGATCGAGAACGCGATCAAGGATTGGGGCGAGGATCACGACGTCGTCCGCGTTCGCTACAAAGGCCAATTCCCGAGAGGTGGCGCCATGCAGTTCATCGACAACGAGACGCTGGAAGGCGCGATCACCCGCGAGGCCGTCTGCCACCTCAGCCAGCCCATGATCATGGGCGTGGACTGCGCGCGCGGCGGCGACGACCAGAGCGTGATCTACTTCCGTCGCGGCCTCGATGCCCGGACCGTCCCGCCGATCAAGCTGCGCGTGCGCGACCTGATGGTACTGGCCGGCAAGGTGGCCGAGCAGGCCATGCTGCAGGGCGCCAGGGCGGTGTTCATCGACGAGGGCGGCATCGGTGCCGGTGTCGTCGATCGCGTGCGGCAGCTCCTGCCCGGCTACCTGGTGCTCGGCATCAACAACGGCGGCAAGTCCGACCGCTACACGCTGGGCGACGGCATGCCGCTCACGGCCAACAAGGGCGCCGAGCTGTGGGCCTCGATGCGGCACTGGCTGAAGACCGGCGCGGTGCCCGACGATCCCGAGCTGAAGGCCGAACTGACGGGCCGCGAGTACGGCTTCGACGCGCTCAACGCCATCCGCCTCGAAAAGAAGGAGGACATGAAAAAGCGCGGCCTGTCGTCGCCCGACAATGCCGACGCGCTCAGCCTCACCTTCGCCTATCCGGTGGCCGATCTGCCGTCGGGGACCGCCTTCAACGACCAGGGCGGCATGGCGGTGCCGATCATGCAGGACGACTACAACCCACACGCCGATCTGTAGTTCGGGCTTTACAAACGAAAATCCGGTTCATCACAAGGCCTAGCTAGTCCTCCTTCAGGAGATACTAGCTTTGGGCATCTTCGGCGGTTCATCTGGTGGCTCGATGGCCATGCCCGCGCCACCGCCTCTCCCGGTGGTGCCCGAGCCTGCGCCCGCCCCGACGCTTGTCGATCCCGAGGTCCAGCGCGCGCG